ATGAGGATGAAGAATACAAAATTAATAAAGGTTATGATTATTTGTTAGAATTAGAAAAGGCTAAGAATGAAGTATAAAGTTTATGTTTATGAGGCTAATGTTATGACCTATGAAATAGACGCTAAAAACGAAGATCATGCAGGTGATATTATTATGGATAAAGGATCTAGATTAAATATGACTGAGAATTTAGGTAGGGAAGAACAGTATTTACCTAAAACAACAAAAATTGAAGAATTTAGAATTGAAGAGGTNATAGAATGTTAGGTTGGCTTTTAGAAAAGATTGCGAAGATGATTGAGAAAATTATATAAAACTATATAAATTAGTTAATTCCCAATAGCCCAAAGGTTTAATTATCTTTGGGCTTTTTTCATTTGACATTTAGAAATAAATAATCCTATAATATCCCATTAATTAATATGGAGAATGTTATGGAAAACACAAACGGACAAGCTGAATTATCTGTTGAAGATAGATTGAAGCAAAGAAGAGAAATAGCAAACGAAAGAGTTACCACTAATAAAGGTAGGGTTGCTGAATTAGTTGACCACTTTAGTTGGAGATTAGGTGATAATAAAATTGGAACAATAAGATCACATTATTCTGGTAGTGGAGATGACGGATGTTTGGAGTATATGGATTTTTATGTCGAGGAACATACATCTTCTGGTAAATCAGATATTGAAGATCGTAATTTTTTTACTCATACTTTTTCTAATGCTCGGGATGAAAAAGATACAGTCCAATTTACTGACAAAATTAAATTGTCTGATGATGAAAAAGAAACAATACGCAAGAGTAGTACCTTACGTAAAATAGCTACCTACATTGAAGATATGTGTTATGACATGTTAGAAGAAAGACATGGTGGTTGGGAGATAGATGCAGGGATGACAGGTTATTTTGATTTTAATTTTGATAATAGCAAAACCAATAATAATAACATTATCGACAAATCAGCTTATAAAATCGTGCATGAATATACTAAATATTTTGAAGATAGTGAAAGTGGCACAGAAGAATATTAATGGCTAATCCCTATCATCATTCTGTGAGTTCCTCTAAAAGATATGGAGGAATTCCAGAAGATTATCAAGCTATACACGATTGGTTTGATGATACAAAATCACATTACGCTTATCAAAATCATAGAGCATTAAAACATCATTCACTTGGTTGTTATTGGTGTGAAGATAAGTTTGGTAAAGTAATAACATTATCGACAGGTAAGAAAATTCCTACAAGGTGGATTGCAGAACAACACATCAAAGAGGATCTAGGTTTTATACCAACAGTTAAGGATTGGTTTGAAAATCTAGCGACACCCAAATGGGCAATGAGAGGAAATAAAATATGAAATCAATAAGTAGATTTACTTCAAGATTTTTACATAATACAAAAATTCGTGAGGGTGAATTTGATTGGCATTTGTTAAATATGGATCATGAATTAAGTGATGCAGAAGAAGCACTTAGGAACTTGAATGGTCTCATTGAGAGCATAATTACAGGTAATAAAACTTATAGTTTTGCTATGTTTGAAGAAGATGTAAAACAAGCAGAGAGAGAGGTAGAAGGAAATGATTGAATTTGACACTTATAATTACGAACATTTAGTAGAAAAATGTGTAATACCAGAAGCACAACGGAAAATTCTATTTGATTTTTATGAAAGGTTATTTGCTTGTTGTGGAGATATGAGTGATTTCCATGAGAAAAATACATTAAACAAAAGCACAAGACAGCTTGCTGATATAGTATCTGAATTATCTGACAGTATAAAAACAGAACTTTGGAGAGAACTAGAGAGGCAGGGATTAGATATTGTTTACGAAAAAGAAGAATTAGATATTAGAAGAAATAATGAAGGTGAAATTATATCTTGAATACTAATTTTTATATCGAGGTGTTTGGTGATAATAAAACTTTGCTTGTTGCAGAATTTTTAGATTATCAACACCCCGATTATTTTATAAAAAAGGCTATTGATGATTTTGCAAATTCTTATGGAGTTATGCCAGAAACTTGTAAATATCAGCATAAAAATAAAAAATGGATTAACGTAAATGTTAATCGTTATAAAAAAGAGGTGAATGATGAGTAATGACTATTTAAAAGAATATTTATTAGATGCGAAAAAAAATCTTATAGGTAAAAAAATTGTAGCAATACAAAGAGTTAAAAAAAATGATCTTGATGCAGAAGGATTAAATAAGGAATTTGAGGATTGTTTGCAAATAATATTTAATGACGGGCATTGGCTAGTATCTAGTATTGATCCAGAAGGAAATGGAAAAGGTGTATTTTTTACTACATATAAAGATTGTGAGTGTTTAATATGATTACATATTTAACATTGAATATTATCCTAATTGCTATTATATTTATGGGATTATACATATTTAGAGATTAGGGAGATAATTATGGTATTGGCTAGAGATTTAAAAGAAAAGATACAAAATATGCAAATACAAATTGAGGGTTCAAAAAGAGTTGCCTCAATAGAGCAGGAATTAGAAGGTGTAAAAGATGCTATGGAACTTTTTATATCTAAATTTAATCAAGCACAAAAAGAAGAAAAAGATATTGAAGAAGAAGGACAGGCTCTTGTAGAAGAACACGAAGAGCAGGAAAGAGAAGAGGAAACAAAAGTAAACTTAAAAAAGTTTTTAAAACTAGATGATGAAGAAGAGGAAGAGGAAGAGGAAGAGGAAGAGGAAGAGGAAGAGGAAGAGGAAGAGGAAGACGAAGACGAAGAAGAAGAGGATATACTTCCCGATCAAACTGAAGAAGAGTATCAAGAAAGCATAGAAAGTAAATTAGAGGATATTTACGTTGAGCCACAATTTAGAAAAGATTTAAAAGACCTTGCAGGATATAATGAAGCTAAAGAAAAATTAATTACTGCTAATAACATAAAAAAATATAAAGATTACCCCTCTACTTGGTATGAAGATATTGATAGAGATTTACCTACTAATAAGCTAATTAAAAGATTAGTTTATGTATGCCAAAAAGGATATGCACCCGAAAAAAGAATTGCCTATCTGGAAGTTAAATCTAGAGATTATGAAAAAAGTAGATCTTTATCTGTAATTTTAGAAAAGTTATTATTGACTCATAAAGAGTTAGTAAAACGTCAATTTCCTGCTCAAGTTAAGTTATATAATTATTCAGTAGGAAATACTTTGTTTCAATTCAAAGTTAGAAGNCAATATTTTATTCATAATATAATCCAACATTTNCAAAAACTAACNAAACTCAAAGAAAAAGTATTNAATTAAGAATTTTTTTCCTGTTTTAAGCCNCATATAGATCAATTTAAAAGTTGTCTTGTGGGATTAATTGGGATAATTTATTCTTAGAATGGAGTTAATTATTATGGAACTAATGACAAAAAAACAAGAGGAACAACTTGTAAAAAATCATGAACTGCAAGAAGCAAATCCAAATAAGGATATGAAGAATAAAGCAGTCATTAAATTATTTAATCCAACAGGACAAGGAACTTGGTATGCTTCAGAATATGACAAAGAAACTAAACTTGCTTTTGGTGTAGCTGACTTAGGTTATCCCGAAATGGGGAGTTTCGCTCTTTGGGAACTTGAAGAGTTAAAATTACCTTTTGGTTTAAAAATAGAACGTGATTTATCTTTTGAGCCTAACAAATACACTTTAAAAGAATGTTTGGATATGTGCAAAAATGGGTAAAACAATTAATTTAACTTATCTACCAAAAACAGATTTATGTTATCTAAATAAAAAAGCTATTAGATTAAAGTTTAATAGATCATGTAATCAACCCTTATTGGAGGCTTTACCCTTCCACAATAGAAGTCCTGTTCATTTTAGCCTACCTGTAGATGATTCAAATATAATTAGGGCTAACATTGAAGTCATTGAAGGTGTAAAAGTATGGCTTGATATTTTGATTGATGATTTTAATGCTTTACCTTTTGTTAAATTACCCAATCCAAACGCAAATTAAATATTGATTAATTCTCACTAGGGTTATTATAGCCCTAGTGAAATCTGAAAATAAATTTAAAAAGAAAATCCTTAAAAATCTAACTTGTTTCTATACTCCAATCGAGATGTATTTAAAAATGGGAATTCCAGATATATATGGCTATTACTCCAATGGTTCTAACTTTTGGCTTGAGTTTAAATGTAGTAAAATGAAAAAAGTTATTATTTCACCCCTACAAATATCTTGGAATTACAACCATTATATCAATAACCCTAGAAATTTTTATATAGTTGAGAGCCTCGAAGCGAGAACCTTTAAACTATACGAGGGAAACAGGGGTAAAGAGATTTTATTTAATGGCTTTGATCTTGAGCCGTGCCTCATGCATCTGGAACCTACGAAAAAAGATTTTTTAAAACTAGATAATTTTTTAAAGTTCCTATAAAATCCTAACCAGAAACGGAGACAATAAAAAATGAGTACAAGAACAAATATTTTAATAACTAAAGGCGATACGAAAATTTGGCTATATCGACATTGCGACGGATATCCAAGAGTGACGGGTTATAATCTTGCTTCCTGTCTGGCGGAATGTGGAAAAATGAATGGTTTTTTAACCCTTCTTTTAGATCAAAAAGATGAGTCTACTATGTATCGTCCTGCGACTCCTATTTACGAGTTCACAACACAAATGCACGGAGATATAGAATACCTTTATAAAATTAACTTTGATGAAGGTGTCAGCTTTATGTGTTTAAAAAGAATGGACTTTAAAGACGTAGATCAAGAAGACAGTTGGGAAACTTTAGTAAATAAAAAAATAGATCTAGTAAGTCGTAACACAATAATGGAAGCACTTAATTTTTTTAGTAAAGAAAAGTTAAAGGTATATGCTTAGATGAAAGCTACAGGAACCAAGAACCAGGGGATTATTAAATTAATCCTTTTGGTTCTGTTTATGATGTTAGGGGGAAATTAACATGACATTAAATACTAACTGGCTAAAGGTAACTAATGAAGAAGGAATTAAACATTTAGAAGATCAGCAGAAAGATTTTAATCTGGCCCTGCTTCTTTGTGTATTAGAAGTTCCAGTCATTAGCGAGAGAACACTCGAAGAAGTAACCTTTAGATTTAATCTTTATAATCATTTATCTGGTCAAAAGATGAAAGTTAACTTTGAAATGTTTCTTGGATATAGTTGCAACGCATCATATCAAACTAGAACTATTTGGGTTAATAGAATGCTGAAGCAATTTGCACCCAAGCCACTACCTAGAAAAGAAGTCTTTAGAGACTAATCCTAAGGGGAGCAGCTACGCCTGTTCCCCCATTTGACTTATCCCAAAATATCCTATAACTTCCTCTTAGAATGATCGTGAATGGTAGGCTTTATATCTTGAAACCCTTGCAGGAGTTGAAACGATACATACTCGAAAAACGGCTTTTGAACGCCCTAGCTAGAGTTCATTGTAAGCTATGAGGGTTGTTAAAGCGTTGGAAACAATTTTCACGATCATTCCTAAAGGAGACAACTAACATGTTTAATTATAGACAACCAAGCGAGTGCAGAATGACTCATGACGAAGATAAGCCCTGCACTTCGCCCGAGGATCATCATCGATATGAGTTGGTGGACTCAGCAGGGATCTCTTGTGGTTGGTGTTGTGAAGAATGTGAAGACCATTTGAAATCACAATATCGCCCAGAGATCTTCGGAGACAGTTCCAAGTATCGTGAACTTATGAGCGAGTTAGGAGAAAATATAGATGACGATTACTAGAACTAACACTGTCGCAATCCGCAACCAGACCTTAAGCAGCTCGACTAAATGGCCCGGCTCTCGCCCAGGGGGAGAGTCTGGGCAGGTCCATGAAGCAAGCTGCATGCAAACCCCGACAAGGTACCCTAGCTCTGGAACCAAGCTTAATTACCCAGAAGGGGGGGGGACCAGAATATAGGCCCATTAATTTATATTTACCTGTAGACGCTGTTTCACACAAACATTTGTTCTTGAAACTGTTTCACATTTATATATTTTGTGTGTATGGCAAATGGAATAGAACCTCAAGGATATTATACATTAGACCCTTCCATAGGTGGTGGTGTATCTAGAGATGAGGGTTTTCAATATCTTTTAGATCCTAGTAAAACAGCAGGGGCATATAGAGCTTCGCTTCAAAGTAATTTATTTCCAAGTGATGTAGGGAACTATGATTATATAACAAGTTCATCACCCTTTACTCAAGGTGGACCATTCAATTTATTACCAACAGGAGAAGGTCTATTAACATTCGGAACAAGTTATGTAAACCCTCTTGCAGGATTAGCAACAAGAGCAGCTATCTCTAGTCGTAACGCTGAGGCTTTAGAAACATTAGCTGATCAAGGTATACTCACAAGATTAAAAGATCCTGAACCTTCAGGAAAATTAGGAACCTTTCTTGGAGCTAAATTTAAAGGCGATACAGGACAATATAGATTTTCAGAAGATACAGAAAAAGAATTATTAGCTTCTGGTAAAAGCGGACAAGAATTTTTTCAAGATAGATTTGATTCTGAATATGGACAAGCTAATGAACTTGCACAATACTTAGATCAAATAGCTTACTCAACACAAGGGCAATTTTTTCAAACAGATATATTTGGTAATCCAACTCCTTACTCTAAGTATGTGGATAGGCAAGGAAATATAAAACCTGATGCATTAGAAAATTGGAAACAATTTGGTAGTCAGGATAAAAGAGGAGCATTAAATATGTTTGATAGTAAAGAAGATCAAGGTACCCAACCAGATTCAGGAGATAAAGGTTTTACTTTTGGGGAGGGGTTTATTGGATCCCCCACTGAACAACGAACCTCCCCTACAGCGTTCATGTCAAAATTATCTACAGATGGAGGTATTTCTGATTTACCTGTTGCAGGCACAGGAAGAGGTGGTCCTCCTGGTTTTGTACCTGATTCTGAAAAACAAACAGGAGTCAATCGTAGAGGAGTAACTGCTAGAACTCCCTTAAGTCAAGTGAATAGAATAGCTGCTAGTGTAGCAAGAGACCCTGGTAGTTTTAATAAAAGTAAAGGATTTTTCGATAGAGGAAGATAAACTTGGCTCAAGTTTCTCGCAACACGGATCTGGATTCTCTGCAACGAGAAGAACTGGAACAAAAACTCATACAAGAAAGATTAGTATTTTTAGAAAATTGCGAAAAAAAATTTATTCCATTTGTAAAACATTGTTGGCCAGAATTTATTGATGGATCTCATCACAGACAAATAGCAGAAAAATTTGAAAAGATAGCTACAGGCGAAATAAAACGTCTGATAGTAAACATGCCTCCCCGACACACAAAGTCAGAGTTTGCCTCTTACTTGTTTCCCGCATGGATGATTGGTAGAAATCCTAAATTAAAAATTATTCAAACATCTCACAACACGGAACTCGCTACAAGGTTCGGTAGAAAGATGAAGAACCTGGTAGATGATTCTTTATTCCAACAAGTCTTTGATGTCAGTATTGCTACAGATAGTAAAGCATCTGGTCGTTGGGAAACAAATCATGGTGGGGAATACTATGCTGCAGGTGTGGGTGGTGCTATTACTGGTCGTGGTGCAGATTTATTAATCATTGATGATCCTCACACGGAACAAGATGCTTTGAGTTCGACAGCTATGGATAATGTTTATGATTGGTATACTTCAGGACCTAGACAACGTCTACAGCCGGGAGGAGCTATTGTTGTAGTTATGACAAGGTGGTCAGAGAAAGATTTGACAGGTCAGCTTATCAGAGCACAAGCAAAAAGTAATCATGGTGATGAATGGGATGTTATAGAGTTCCCTGCTATTATGCCTAGTGGTAATCCTGTATGGCCTGAGTATTGGAAAGCAGAAGAATTATTAAAAGTTAAAGCTGCTATTAGTGAAAGTAAATGGCAAGCACAGTTTCAACAAAACCCTACTTCTGAAGAAACAGCTATTCTTAAAAGAGATTGGTGGAAAGAATGGGATAAGCCTATGCCTCCCATGATTCATACAATACAATCTTATGACACGGCTTTTTCTGCAAAAGAAACAGCGGACTATTCTGCTATTACGACATGGGGCGTATTTCAACATGAAGGTATGCTTGGCACGGGAGTCATGCTTCTCGATGCAGATAAAGGCAGATGGGACTTTCCAGAACTAAAAAAAATGGCATTAGAAAAATATAAATATTGGGAACCTGATACGGTTATCATTGAGGCAAAAGCATCGGGTATGCCACTAACTCAAGAATTAAATAGATTAGGAATCCCTATATCTAACTTTACACCTAGTAGAGGTAATGATAAGCTTACAAGGGTTAACTCTATTGCACCTATCTTTGAGTCAGGTAAAGTATTTTATCCTGATAGAGAATGGGCACAGGAGTTAATTGAAGAATGTGCAGCCTTTCCTTTTGGAGAGTTTGACGATTATGTGGACAGCACGACACAGGCATTAATGCGATATCGTGCAGGTAACTTTGTTGAGTTAGATGATGACCATATCGATAACTTAAGGGAGTATAGGAATTATGAGTATTATAACTAATGGCTGAAGATGATCTAAGAAAAAGCTCAAACTTGCTTAAGTTTGTAAAGAGCAAACTAGGAATGACTGAATCTCAGATAGATCCTAATAAACAAATTAATGATTTATTTGGTGTTGCAGATGAACCTAAATTAGATTTCTCTTCCCAAGCAAATTTAACTCCCAATGAAGAAAGCAAAGTAGGTAAAAGCAGAGTTAAAGAAACTGGTATGAAGTCAAAAGGTGATACAGGTAGTAAAACTTTTAAAGGATTATCCGAAACTAGCAAAGCAGTAACGCAAGCAAAAGTATTAGGAGCAGAAGCAGGAGAAGTTATAACCTCTTCACCAACTAAGGGATCAACTTTATTTAATGTAGCAGAAGATGAAGTTCAAGATATTGTACAAAAGGATAGACCCTTTATTGAGGGAGAAAAAAAATTAAAAGCAGGGGAAGTATTCCCTGATGCTAAAGTGGATAAGAAGGGTAAATTAATAGAATCGTTCGATGATTATTTTAAACGTGTACAATCTATATACGATGAGCCTTTAAAAATTATAGCTTTACAAAAAGAAATTGCAAAACAGTATGCAATGAAATATCCAGAATATAAAACTATTTCAAAAAATTTAGAGCTAATTGAAAGAGGATTATTTGATTTTGATCCTAGTGTAGAAAAAGTAAAAGGTTTAAAGATACCTGAAAAAGGAACTACAGGTGTGAGAAAAATAGTGACACAAGCTTTAGAGAGTAATGAAGGATATGTCACAAAAGCAAATTCTATCGATAAAGTTATAGGTGAAGTTTTAGAAAAAAATAAACAAGAATCTTTTGATAAACTTGCCGTAAGATTAATTGGTGAAATTGATCCAGAAACAAAAAAACCTTACACCGCAAAAAAAATAAATAAAATGATCGAAGATAGATTAGTTACTGCAGGTGCTAAATATAAAACAGCTTTAGATAAAGAAATTACAAATACTGTTATGGATAATCTTAGAGGCAGTTATAGTTCTGCTAGTCTTAAAACATTAGCAGAAAAAGAAATAGCAAAAGTAGCTCCTAAAAAAATAGCGGCTTTTACAGCAGCCTTGTCAGGCATCATCACTTCAGGTAAAGCTTCTGATCTTTTAATGGCAGGAACTAAGGCTACTGGTCTTGCCCTACCTTTTGAATTATTATTTCCTAATAAAGCAGAGGCTGCTACCATGTATGAACCTGAAGATTTTCAAGCAGCCAGTGATGAAATGGATGCTAATGCTGTAGAGTATAAATTTGGAACTAAAGAAGCACCTGAGGGTATTTTTAGTCTTCTGCTAGATCAGAAAAAAGAAGAAAGATTAAATAAAGAAAATTATGATCCTTATGAGGCGGCAGGTGTAGAGAGATTCCTCCCTAGTTTTTTTAAAACATTGACAGGTTATAAAAACCTTGACGGTAATAAACCATGATGAAAAAAACAGTCGTAAAAAAACAAAAGCCCGTTAGAATAGTTAGACCGAGAGGTTTTGAATTAATGAAACCAGATAGAAGACCAAAGACAAGGATGTATGATGGCAGTAGATGACAAAATTAGTATTGATGTAGATTACAATAAAGACAAATTAGAAGTAGAAGGTGATCCTCTAGAGGTAGAACAGCCTGGCTCAGAAGAAATTATTACGGAATTTGTAGAAGATGAGCAAGGACAAATGCAACCCTTTACGGATGATGAAAATCCTGAAGAAGATTTTAATTCTAATTTAGCTTTATATTTATCTGATCAAGAATTAGATAACATTTCTATAGAGCTTATGTCTGCTATAAAAGACGATCAAACTTCAAGAGAAGATTGGGAAACACAATATACAAAAGGTTTAGACTTACTTGGTTTTAAGTATGAAGAAAGAACAAGACCTTTTAGAGGAGCTTCTTCTGTGACACATCCTGTGTTAGCTGAGGCTGCCGTTCAGTTTCAATCACAAGCTTACAAAGAATTACTCCCTGCTAATGGACCCGTTAAAACTCAGGTCATAGGTCAGTCAAATGAACAATTAGAAGAGCAGGCACAAAGAGTAAAAGATTATATGAATTATCAAATTACTCACGTCATGGAAGATTATGAAACAGAAACTGATCAGATGTTATTTTATCTTCCTCTTGCAGGNTCTACATTTAGAAAAGTTTTCTATGATACCACAGAAGAAAAAGCAAGATCACAGTTTGTACCTGCGGAAGATTTAGTTGTACCTTATGGTGCAAGTTATTTAGACGATGCGGAACGTGTTACTCATGTAATTAAAATGAATGAGATTGAATTAAAAAAGAAACAAATATTTGGTTTGTATAAAGATGTCGATCTACAACCTTTTAATGAGCCTGATCAAGTACAAGATCAATACAATAAAATTGAGGGTGTACAATCAAAAGGTTATGTTTCTGATTTGTATACTCTTTATGAATCTCATTGTTATTTAGATCTTCCAGGCTATGAAGATGAGGATGGCCAAAAGTTACCCTACATTGTCACCATTGATGAGAGTAGCAATAAAGTTTTATCTATTTACAGAAACTACGATGATGGGGATCCTTTAAGAAAAAAGAAAGCATACTTTGTTCATTACAAATTCCTTCCAGGACTAGGGTTCTATGGTTTTGGTTTAATTCACATGATTGGTGGTTTGTCAAAAACTGCTACATTAGCTTTGCGTCAGCTACTTGATGCGGGAACCCTAAGCAATTTACCTGCGGGATTTAAAGCAAGAGGCTTGAGAATTAGAGATGATGATCAACCTTTACAACCCGGTGAGTTTAGAGATGTCGATGCTCCCAGTGGCACGATTCAAGGATCATTAATTAATCTTCCCTACAAAGGACCCGATCAAACACTTTATAACCTTCTTGGTTTCTGTGTGGATGCAGCTAAGAGATTTGTATCTGTAGCAGATTCAAAAGTAGGTGAAGGTGCAATAAATCAAAACGCACCAGTAGGAACAACTGTAGCTCTCATGGAACGTGGAACAATGGTCATCAGTTCTATTCACAAAAGATTACATAATTCCCAAAAGCATGAATTTAAATTACTAGCAAAAACTTTTAAATTATACATGCCTGCTTATCCTTACAACGTAGGAGCCAATGTCAATCCAAATATTAAACAACAAGACTTTGATGATCGTGTAGACATTATTCCTGTTAGTGATCCTAGTATGTTTTCTATGTCACAAAGAATTGCTATGGCACAAACTCAATTACAAATGGCTCAATCTAATCCTGAGATACATAATGTTAGAGAAGCATACAGAAGAATGTATGTAGCTCTCAGAGTTCCAAACATAGAACAGATTTTACCAGAGCCACCTAAACCACAACCTATGGATCCTGGAAAAGAAAACGCAAATACTTTAAGAGGTCTTCCTGCTCTTACTTTCCCAGGTCAAGATCATCTAGCTCACATACAAGCACATCAACTTTTCATGAGTTCTAATTTAGTGAAGAATAATATGGCTGCTCTCATGGCACTACAGGCACATATACAAGATCATATATCTGCGATAGCTGAAGAAGAAGTTACACAAACAGTCCAAGCTCAAATGCAACAAGCTCAACAGACTGGAGTACAATTATCCCAAGAAGAAATGCAAGCAGTTCAAGCAGAAGGGCAAAAAACTATTGCAAAAAGAATTGTGGAGTTAACACAAAAGCTAGTAGAAGATGAAAAAACTATGATGCCAGACGTAGGACAAGATCCTTTAATAGATTTAAAAGAAGAAGAATTGAATATTAAAAAAGCTGATTTAATTAGAAGAACTCAAGGTGATCAAAACGCTCAAACACTTGATGTTGCAAGATTAGCACAAAAAGATCAAGTCGATAAAGAAAAGTTAGAAGTTTCTAGAGAGAGAAATGCTATTAACATAGCAAAAAACATGCTAGGATCTTAGTATGTCTATAAGAATACCTAGTATTAATGTAAAAAATAAGAAAACTACTGATACATCAGGAAAAACAAGAAGATATAATCCTCCAACAAAAGCAAAATTACTTAATAAGTTAAAAAAATTAAAAAAAAGGAATGTTGGCACTACTTTTGATGCAAAATTAAAGCCTGTTTTAATGAAAAATGTTTTAAGTAATAAAAAGGTTACTTAAAATGGACAAATTAACAAAATATATGAACGATTTACACGTATATTTACAAAGACCTTCCATCAATGAAGAAGATAGAATAATATTAGCTACTGCTATGCTTTATACAGCTAGAATTGTCTATGAAGAAAATTATGGAGCAGACATGGCGGTAAATTTAATTGACACTATAGGGGGCGGCAAGGTAGAATATCAAAAACCTACAGTGCATTAGGAGTTAAATAATGAAAAAAGAAAAAACAATAGATCCAGGTCAGTTTCAAATGACAGATAAGTCTAAGGTGCCATTTAAACTAGCACCAACTGATCCTGCAAAGTCTAAGACTCAAGGACAGTACGCTGTGCAGGTCAAGAAAGTTCCTTTTAAGGGGGTATTCTAATGGATATAATCAAAAAACTTTGGAACGATCATCCAAAAAAAAAATGGCTCGTTGTCGGCATAGTTGTCGGATGGGTTGCAGCTCAATTAATCTAATTAATGTTATCTAAATTATTAGGCGGATCTCTCGTAGACACTGTCGGTAAAGTTATCGACAGTGTTCACACTTCTGAAGAAGAAAAAGGTCAAATAAAGATAAAACTTCAACAACTAGAAAACGAAATTAATTCTAAACAAATGGACATCAACTTAGCTGATGCTAAGTCTACTGCTAAAGGCATTGGTGGTATCATGCAGCGGTCGTGGCGCCCCCTCATTGGGATGTCCTGTGCGCTAGCGATAATGTGGGAGTACGTATTAAAACAATTTATCATGTTTATACTTGCAGCGTTTAGTGTAGAACATGATCCTTTGCCTGCCCTTGATATGGCCGTTTTGATGCCACTTGTGCTTTCATTATTAGGAATGGCCGGCATACGCAGCTTCGATAAATTAAAAAAAACTAACTCCGATAAATGATAAAATGTGAAAAGTGTGGTTGTGCCTGTCATTGTGCAAGTAACGAGATGTTTGTAAAATCTTGTGAAGAGTGTGGTTGTGTAGGATGTCAGCATGAAAAAGCATAGAGAGGGAAATGCTGTTGAACATGTTGTCAAAAAAACTACTATAGGAAATGGAAGAATAAGTACTTCCTCTATGAATAAACATAAAAGAAGAAGTTTTAAAAAATACAGAGGACAAGGTAAACGAAGATGACAAAAAAAACCAAAAGTAAAAGCACTGTAAACAAAGCAGGTAATTATACAAAACCCACTATGAGAAAAGCTTTATTCAACAGAATTAAAGCAGGTGGAAAAGGTGGAGATCCTGGACAGTGGAGTGCGAGGAAGGCACAAATGCTAGCCTCCCAATATAAGAAAAAAGGAGGGGGATATAAAAGCTAATGGCAATATCAAGATCTCAAATGGCACAACAAGTTTCTAAACCTGGTATGAAGAAAGTAAAAAAAGTAATTAAGGGTTTGAAAAAAGCATCTAAGACACATGCAAAACAAGCAAAAACATTAAAGAAAGCGATAGGTAAAAAATAATGACAATACTAGAAAACGAACTACCTGATAATCTATTAGGAAGCACATCAACTATAAAATTTACTTTAGATGACACAGGATATGTAAAAATTGAAAAAGATTTTACTACAGGTGGATGGGATGTAGATGTTACAGGAACAATCACTGATCCAGACGGAACAACTTGGCAAATGGAAGTAAAAACTTC